GGTCGGCTACGGAGTTTTTTACTATCTCCTCCTTATCCTCTTCCGATATTGCATTAAGTTTTTGTGATTCATTTACGATCTTTTCCAGACGAGCCGCACTCATATTCTGGCTCAGTACAGGATAATCCCCAGGCTTCAGTATTAAATTCCCTTGCTCATCACAAATAGTATTTACTACTAATTTTGCCCTGAAGTCTTCCAATGACTGATCATAGTTGACTTTACCTTTGGCCCCTACCGTGCGTTTGATTAGAGATTGTTCCCAATGATCTCTTTCATGTCCAGTCATCTGACGGACAAATACATACTCATCTTTGTCAAGATCAACTCTTACTACTTCAAGTTTTTCTTTTACTAAAAGTGCTTCTCTGTTTAAAAGTTTCATGATTTCTTATTTTTTAAAAAAATTCCCTGATTAGGAGTGTTTGTTTTGTTATTAGCTAACTGAGCCCGTACCAGAAGTAAGGTCTACAGTACCACTGATCTTGATTGTGCAGTCAGCGGTGACTTTATCGTCAGTCGGAACGGAAAGAGGTAACTCAGTTACCAACCCTTCAAATTCCAAACTTGTTGCTCCCGCATCGGGGAGGACGATCATATAGTTCTGCGGGGTGTTTATCTCGAAATCATCCTTCATCAACTTGTAAGAGTCATATGTGAAGTTCATTGCGAGGGCTACTGTACCCGCATCACGGAACCCTGTAATAAAGTCCCGAAATCCACTCAGAGAATCCAATGACGTCACATCAATGAAATCCCTGGTCATAGTTGGACCGGTGATGGAATTAACTTCAGCGAGGGCAACCCATGTAGAGCCACTCCACCGATAAAATTTGGTTCCTACACCAGCAAAAGCATTACTTGCCATAATTTTTACCTCCTTTGTAAATTAAGCAGAATCAAGACTTTCTCTCCTCTGCAAATTAAAATTAACTATAAAACGAACTAACCCGTTGTCATCCCAATCCAGTAGAGCTGGTCCACTGGAACAGTAGATAACGGTGTATAACGCTCCATTCCATGTCTCTTGTCCCCGGCCATGTAGTGAAAGCATTATGTCATTTATTAATTCCCATACAGTACGTTGTTCTATTCCACGAACTCTGATCTGCACTGATGGGTAATAATATCCAGAATCTTCTTCCTTCCCTCCCAATGTAAGTTGAGGAGGTCTACCATAAGTATCAAATATAGTAACTGTTTCCTTTGGCTTAGTTGGTTCAGTTCCTATAAATAGATTGGTTGCAAAAATAAGTCCCAAAGAACTTTCCGCTTCCAACATGTCTCTAATATCTTCCGATGGCATATTCATTTTATCGGCGATTTTGAAGTTTGTCTAATTATCTCTATTAACTTTCCTCGGTTCCTATCTATTGCTTTCTCAAACCATTTTGGCCCTGCAGCAGGTCCTCTTGGTGTGTATTCAGCTCCTATCATCTCGTGTACCCACATAGCATAGTTGGCACTATACCCCATTACCACAGTAGCCTTACGTGGATTAGCTGCTGACATTCCAGATGCTTCTGCCGTTGCCTGAGTGTGCCATGTTTGGAATTGGCTGGCCGTTAATTTCTTCCTCTTATTATTTTTAAATCTCCCACTCAAACGCAATGGATCTTTGGCAACGCCTTTTGACCAGGTTGTAAACCAACTTGCCCGCAAATTCCCGTAATCAAGAGGTGTGGTATCTGCTTTCTCTTCCGTTTCATGTCTTATAAAATAAGCGGCTTCAAGTAAACCTCTTTCAGAAGCGATTTTCATCTTTGCTATGGTTGTATTAAGATTCAGCATAACTGCTTCAAAGCCTTGTACATTAGTATTTGGATACCTTTTTGTGTAAAAACTCCTTGGGCGTTTCATCGTAAGAACGGTGTTAAAAATGCTTTCCTTAAAAATACTGTAGGATTTACCATAGATGGGGTCTTCTCAAATCGTTTAATAATGTAAGCCTTGTCAACTTCCTTAGGATTTATGTACCCTATAGAATCTAAGTCCAAGTCAGCTAAAGTGCCAAGATACAAATAACCTTCCTCATCTACATCCTGTTTTACAAAAACTATTGATCTTGATAACATTAATCCGCCAGTAACTTCTCCACCAACTTGGCTACCTAGAAATTGTTCCTTATCCTCCCAACGACAAACAACCTCTATTGGTGCGGCAAAAGTATTTCCACCATAACCATCAGGAGTAGGAGCCCCCCAATATACGGCAGTTTGAGCATACGTGTTTTCTATAATATCCATTAGGCTCATACATCCTCCTCTCTTGCTGGTACGGCATAAATCATAGCCTTCATCTTTCCAGCCTTTGCCAATAAACCTGAAGTATCATATTGCAATGCCATAGCACCATATGGGGTGGCTCCTATCCCTACCCCAGTTTTAGTAGATGTGGCGTACTCAACCTCAGCATCACCAATCTTTTCTCTCTTAACCACTTGTTGCTGTTGATAACCAGTAGAGATTATTAAATGAGCAACAAACCAACGTTCTATTTCCCGTCTTTGTATTACACTCAACGTCATGTCATCAGCAAACACTTTATTCAAATATATATGAGCTGACAACACAAATGGGTCTATTTGATCATCAGTCAAGATACAACCATTAATAATTTCCCTGACTTCACTTCCTGTGATTAATGCCATTTTACTTTCCTCCTACTTTTATTTAACATTGGGTCTATTGTCTCCACAATTTTACTACTCCATTCTAAACCTAACCATTCTAAGGTTTCATAAATCTGTTGGTAATCACCAGTTACCATTCTCTCAGGCCAAACAACTCTACAATTGACTCCTGACTCAATCATATTTACAAATCGTTTTTCATACTGATGTATCCACCAACGCCACCCTTGTTCTTCATTTGTAACATTAATTAACTTCAGATTATTTGGATCCTTGAACATCTTCATAAATCCAGTTTTGCAACATGATTCCATTATATCACCAGTCCTCCTTCTTACAATTATCCAACGAGCATTTGGAAATGCATAATACCATACTGGCCACATTTGTCCAAGTTTTGAACTTTTACATAACCAAGGTCCATCTCTGTAACCTTGTGATTTTAAAAGAGCAAGTACTTGAGCATTCCAATCAACAGGGATGCTCAAATCTTTTAGATCAGGGAATAAAGTATTCTTACGAGTATTTAGAAATTGATCCATCATAAGAACCATTCCAATATTTTCATACATAGTTGATACTGTTCCAGTATGAACTCCACAGATATCAAATATCTTTGCTATCAGTGTTGCTCCTGATCTCTCAACGCCCGTTACAAATATTGGTTGGTTCATAAGTAGTATCTATAATCTTCACCAATTAACTCTTTTAATTTTGCAAAATCAGGATCAGGAGCCATTCTAATCTCTGCTCTGTGACCCATTCCAATACCAGTTCTCCCTGGCAATCCTTTTATTCCTATTGCTAAATCTCTTCCATCAAATAAATTTACTTTAGTCTTGAAGGATCCAGCAAACACTCTAAATAGATGAGAATCAACAAAATTGGTTCTTCTCTTGCACACCTCTTCGAATGTTGGAATCACACTCTTTTGAAAGGCTGTTTGAAATAGGCTTGCATGATGGTGATTTCCATTACGCATCCAACAGCGAACCACCGGATTATAATAGACGGTGCATACTTGTCCTATTAGTTCAAACCCTTTCATTTTCTTAACCATCACCCTCAAGTAATATGGTGTATAGTAATCATCATCTTCAATTATGAAAACAGCATCCACTTCTGGATTACCTTTCACTTCTTCTAACCCACACAATAAATTACGCACCTGTGTATTCTGTCCAGGTTGCCATAAAGGTTTGGGGTAGATTTTTTTAATCTCCCACCCCTTCCTAAAATCAGAAGAAATATGATCAGTAGTAACCGGTTCAACATCATCCACAATTACCCAAAGGACTTTCCCTTCATAATCCTGATTCGTCATGAATTCAGCACAAAGTTCAATTTGTGTTGCTCTACCTCCCGTTGGTGTAATAAGTGCTACCATCTTTTATCTTTAAGTTTTGCAATGATTCTTGTTATCCCTTCCTCAATACATATTTTGCAAAGATACTCTGTAAATTCATATTGTTTTTCTAAACTTGGTATTTTTTGTAAAGTCATTTTCTCTGGAAGAGGTGATTCAGTAACACAATCCTCGTATTTTAAATCAAGTTGTTCACATATTATTCTGGCAATCCTTTCCATAGAATAAACACAATTACTACCGATATTGAGTAATTGAAAACCACTAATATAACAAAGATTTTCTAATACCACTACTGCATCATCTAAGTGCATCCATGATCTCAAACTACCAGTATGAACAGTAATTCTTTCTTTTTTAAGTAAAGAAGTTACAAATCGAATCATAGCGGATCTGTGATCTCCTATCGTTTCATCCTCGTGATAGAACATAAATGGGCGAACTATAATAGCATCCAATCCATTTTCTACATCGTATTTAACCAACTGCTCACCGATCAACTTACTCAGGCCATAGAAATTATTTGGTTGTAAATCAGTGCGATCTTCTGATAACACCCCTCCAATATTTCCATAAACTTCTGATGTAGAAAAGAATATAAGTTTTGCATTTACTTGCCTGCATAATTGTATGATATTCTCAGTACCATATAAATTAGTTTTTACGGCCGTGCAAGGCGAGGATTCACAAGTAACCCGACTAACCATAGCAGCTAAATGAAAAACTACATCAGGTAAGAATGAGTAAAATGAATTTATTAAATCAGCTCCATTATTAATATCAACAGTTAAATAACCATCTTTAAAATTTTGAACAACATCAATCCCTCTAACAGAATGCCCTTGACTCCTGAGATATGGAACCAAAACTTGCCCAATATTTCCTTCACTGCCTGTAACTAATATTTTCATGCCGCATTTATTAATTTAGACCAATGACTTAAAGTTTTCATATTTTGTTCGTATGTATAATATGAAACTCCTTCTGTTAAATAACTATTATCATCAAATCCTAATGCTTTTGCTTTCTTATATATTTCTGTATTTGGTAAGATCCATAAGGTATTTGTTCCCCTTCTACGAATCTTACTATGCTTAATATTCGTTACGGTCTCCAAGATATTCCTTTCAGTATCGCCAGGCAGACCAACTATGAATTGGGACATAGTATTCAATCCATGTAAATGAGCCATTGCTATACCTGCCAACATCTTTTCAACGGTTGTATTCTTATTACAACGATCCAGACTATCTTGTGATAATGTTTCAACTCCAAGCCAAACCGTATGACAACCAGCACTCTTCAGATTCCAACATAATTTATCATCTGTTAGTGTTTCAGCTCTACTTGCACATTGCCAATTAAACCCACCTAACTCCCGTATGGCCTTACAAATATCTATTGCTCGTCCTCTGTGAGTAGTAAAATTATCATCCTCAAACATAAACTGCTTGGTAACGATCAATTGTAATTCTTTAATAACATTATCAACACTTCTGGGTTTCCAACTTCTGTCCCAAAAATCAGATGAAGCACAAAAACTGCAATCAAAGCAACACCCACGGGATGATATAATTGGCATTCCCATAGTACGATTACCCGTAAAACCAGTATAATCTGGAAAAGGTATTTCATTTACATTCACTGATTTACCTTTGATAATTGAATTAGTATTACCATTTACAATTTCAAGTATTGCATTTTCCCCTTCTCCTATAACTACCTGATCATACCCAATATCCAACATCTGTTGTGGCATAGCTGAAGGATGATGCCCACCGCAAATCATTTTCCCTTTGAACATTTGTCTTAATCCAACTGCAGATTTAACAGAGAAGCTATGAAATGAAACAGCGACCATATCGTAAGTATTATTCCTCTCTGAGAAAGCATCTACTAAATCACAGGCTTTCACTTCTACTCCAGCCTGTTTCAAAACAGCTTGTAAGTAACCGAGTGAGGGTGGTGGGAAAACTTCACCTGCCCATGGATTTATAAGCAACACTTTCATAGATTCTCTGTAAAAATATGTTCTGCCCTGTATTTACGTTCCTTAATTAACTCTTGATACAGTAATAAATTTCTTGCATTCAGTCTTACTGAGTCTGGTGGTACTGGTTGATTATAATGCCACTGGTGTACAACTAATGGAGTTTCTGTTATCTCAACCTTTAATCCTAACATCTTTACTCTTGCCAGTAAATAGTTATCACCCCAAGCCCACCCAGTACTAAATCGTTCATCATATCCATTTAACTTCTTCATATTGCTTGACGTGATGGCCATACAAAAATCATAAGCACATGGACGAGAAAGTGGATGATTGTACCAAGCTAATTCACCATCACTCCTTGCTCTGTTTGTGTGAGTTCGTAATAATTCAATTATATTATGTTCTTGAAAAGTATTTTTCTCATCTAAACTGAAACATCCAAAGGAGATATAAGTTTCATCCGTTACTCTTTCCGCGTAAGAAATAACATCCCCGACATGGTAGCATTCCGCATTCTGAACCATTATAATATCCGGTTTTAATTTCATAGCATAATAAAGACCTGTATTATAGGCTGGCTCAGGATTAGTCCACCTCTTATTTTCTGTTTTTAAGACGGTTAACGGGTACTCTGTTATATTGTGTACTATGTCTTCCTTACTACCGTCATCAACGACTACAACCTCGAAATTGCGATGATGCGAGTATTTTAAGGACTCCAACGTCTTATTCAGCTGAAACTGCCTCTCAAAATACGTCATTACGATAACTACTTTCATTTTACAAATCCTCTCTTTTTACCTGTGCTAAAATTAACATCAGCAGTTTGATAATAATATAGTTCATCAGGTGATAATAATGACAGATCAGTATAATACCAAGGAACGTGTTTTGCTGTATATGGTCGATCCGTTCTGTAAGCTGTATGTGAATATCTTGTTACACCTTTTCTATACATTGCAAAAGTAGTATCTATTGGAGATTTCCAGAACTTACCAACTTTGTGTTTCCAATATCTTACTTCACATTGATCTTTTATAAAATTTCCTTCCGGAGAATTGGGTAAATCATTGATCTCCAGTGAGAACCCACATTTGTCAATAAAATTATAACTATCCAAACCTTCATCTAAAACTTGAAGAAAATCATTTGGAATACCTGTCAAATCTAAGTCAGGATCAGTTACAATATATCGCCCTTTTATGTTAAACTCTTTCACTAAATTATGTTCCCAAAATACTCTGTGTCCAAAATTCTCTTTCATAAATACTACTTGAAATGGGCATGTTGCATAGTAGTCCAATAAAGGAATGTAATCAGAATGATTGTCTATAAAGATGGGTTCACAACCTCTCTCAGCCAACCATTTTGCCATATTGTTTGGAAGCAGTATCCGATTATAATTTATGATAAAACACTTCATAACAAATCCTTTACATTACATTTTGAAAATTGGGTAATTGCGCTGTCAGGACAAGCATTAATTATTTCAATTCCTCTTGCCCTTGCATCTAAAGTAATCTGTGGAAATCCAGCAAGGTGCCTTTGGAAAGGAAATCCTGGTTTTGGTCTCTGCGGCATTCTAAGGGGTCGATGTGGAGGTGGTGGAGGAGGATTAGTAGGTTGTCCTTTATATAAAGTATGCCAGTGATGAGCCCCACTTCCATTTACCTTCATATCAAACCCCACTAATATAATTCTCTTCGCCCCCGCATTGGCCGCCACACTTATGGCAGAACATCCACTATTTGCATTCCAAGCCACCATATTTGGATTTGGACTTATCCCTTTAGAATGACCACCATCACGCTGTAAAAACTTGATCCAGGCATATTTTTCACATCCTGCAGAGCAGGTAATTTTCAAACCAGGCCAAGCAGCTAACTGGTCCTTGTACCATGTAAGAAATTTATGATCTCCAAAGAAAACCATGTCCATCCAATCACCAATAAGAAAAGCTGCATTTATAGCGATCACATGTTTTTTATGAATAGATTCCATATATGGGGAATACACAGCAGGGGGAGAAACCTTATTTAAGACATCCTGAACAATATTATCAGGTATATCAAATTGTTGTGTTACTGATGGACCTCCACCAAGTATCCAAACATCTCCTCCCTCCCATATACGCGGAACCTGCCATCTCATGTAGTTAGGTTTTTAACAAATCGTTCAGCCTCTTCTTTCGTGAGTTTCTGCTCATTTACTTTCTTGTTCTTGGAATCATACACATCATACCACTCTCCATTGGCTTTTTCTTTCACCTGATATACTGGTGACTCTGGTTTAGGTTCTGGTTCTGGAACAACAGTATCTTGCCAATTAGTACGTGACCGAAGGTCTGGTGGTTTCTGAACTTGGATCGTATTATCCAATGGGACTACTAAAGGTCGAAAATTAGCAGGCAAATCTTTTTCAGCTGCCGTAAATATCTGACCTGGTTTCATTATTTTATGTCCCCAGAAATAAGACCTTGAAGCTACCACTTTCCACCGAATGGGTGTTTCATTTGTTTCCATATTTATTCCTCCAGGCTTTTAACCATTTCCAAGGCCTCAGTTTTCTTAAGAGCCTTGTCATTTACAATCTTGTCATTTCGATCAAGAACATTGTATAATCCACCACCACGATGTTTTATAGTGTATGCAGTTTCAACAATTATTGGGGGTGGGGTATCCTCTTTTGGTTCTATTACATCCAAAGGTTTGATGGTGTCCCGAAATTGAAGAGAGATTTCATGTGGGTAAGCCAAGAAGGTTTCCCCTGGCAAAATTTTGCGTTTATCTCGTAAATAAAGGCGACCACCGCCAGTATTTCTCCATCTGATCCTGCCATCTCCAATAGTATTAATTGTTCTTATGCGTTCCATGATTATGAATTTAAAAAAAATAATGACTTGATTAGTCAATAATTAATTACGATATGTGAAGAATACCGCTACGTCCATCAGCATCAGCACGAATCTGAGGAACCTGTATGGTCAGTACTTTGAATTTCTCAACGAACTTACCTTCAGTTTCCCACTGTACGTTCTGCAAAGGAAGACCCTGAATAAGTCTTACGACATCAGGAGTCATCTGAATAAACAGAATAGTATCAGCTGCCAGAGTATCAATGACCTTAAGTCCAGCAATTCTTTCAATTGCCATAATCCTCTGACGGATTGTCTGGTTTGGTGCTGTATCAGGAGTTGATCCAACATAATCCTCATCCAGTACGGTCTCATAGGCCGGTGGAATGTAAATCTGCCATGGACCATAGTGACGATCGTCAATACTTGCCTGTTTCCAAGCTATAATCTCGTCAACAATATTCTTACCAGTTGTAGCAGAATCAGTCCATCCATGAACCAAGCTAACCTGATTCCTGTTTGGGTGATTTACGTAACTGTAAATGGTATTCCTGTTCTTTGAATCTTTCTCTCCAAAACTGAATGTTAAGTTAGTAAAGAGCATATTCTCCAGTTTTTCCTTCACAGCCCGTGTTGCACGTTCAGCCATTGTAGTATCCAGTGGGTTACCCATGTTACGGCTTGTCTCCAATTCCCTCAAGTTAATCTCATAATCAACGTGAATGATCGGTATTGGAATGTAGTTGAACTGGAAGTCCGGCCTGTTTCCCAATGCACGGGTCACCCCATCCATTGATATATCAGCTTCCAGATTTCCCTGAACATCATGCCATTCCAACATTGTAGTACCCATAGCATTTCCAAGCTGGAAGGTAAGACCTTTTGAAATCAGGTCCTCTATTCCACCGAGCCGGTAATCCTGAGCCCTTACAAGAGCTTCGTCAAGTGCTTTCCACTCATCCCTACGGAGAGTAGCATTAGTATTCAATCCGGCAGGAACAACAGCATAATTACTTTCCAATTCTGGATCACCGTATCTTCCACCGGTGTAAACTGTAAAATAAGACTGGTTGTCATCTCCGAGAAATGGCCGCATTCTGTTCGGGTCCATCCTACCATTAGTCATCATCCTCTTGGCTACTTCGCCTTGAGCCCGACCATTTCCAATTAAATCAACGCTGGTTTTCATATATTTCTCCTTTCTTAATTAAATTACCATACATTTGATTCTCTTGGCATATCCCAGAGGAGCTTCAGATGAGTCAACATCACCACTTGATCCCGTGAGATCAAGATGTTCCAAAGCCATTGCAACGGCATGACCTGTACCAGTCTGTTTTTCAAGAAAACCACCAGTCCCGAAAGACTGCAGAAATTCACCTACTGCAACATGTTCGCCATCAGCAAGAATACCATAAAAGACATCTCCACGACCTGCTACCCATCCACGAACCCAATCGTCGTCGGCATAGGCATCATCAATTCCCTTACCCTGCAAAGCATCCTCTATTGCAATAATAGGAACGAATGCTGCGGGAGCATCATCTGAGTGAGCAACAAACTCATCACTGGAGTTCAGTGAAAGCAAAGCACCTGGAAAAAAGGCACCTCCGGCTTTCCTCTCAATGAAGACATCATCGTAGCTCTTCAGTTTAATTGTATGAACTGTAACTGACATTTTTAATCCTCCTTCTTATTTAGTTACTGTTTTAAACCTAATGCCAGTAGGTGGAAGAGGTCTCTCCTTGCTTGCATTACTTTGAATACTCTGTACACTATTCACCGAATAGTCAACTTCAGCATCCTTCCTCAATATACCAGCTATCCTTTTCAGGACACTGTCGTTCATAGCGTTCAGCTCTTCAGGAGTCCAGGTTCCAGCTTCGGAATTACCCTGAATTTCTTTAACAAGAGCATCGTGTGTTTCCTTCAGCTGTCTCTTATAGTCTGCCAAAGCAGCCTTGTCTTCATCTGAAAGAACATTTACTTCCTTAATCACTTCCTTCGTCACCTCTTTGGTAATCTCAGTTGGTTTCATTTTTTCCAACTGATCTTCGGAGAGGGCTTCCAGCCAATCCCTGTCAGCTTCAACGAATTTGCCCTGACTGTTTGCAATCAGGTCGTTGACTCTTTTTTCAACACAGGGAGTGCATTCTTTAGCATTTTCTGCCATAATAATTACCTCCTTATTAGTGTTATTAACTTTAGTTCTTCTTCTGCCAGAACCTTCGGCAAGTGCAACATACTCCACTTTCTTACGTACTTCTTCGGGATTGCCAGTCAATTCAAGAGCACCACCATTAAATTGATAGCCCTGTTTGTACATTTTTGTTCCGCCTACCCTCAAACGGGCTTCATAGACAAGAAAATCAGGATACACTTCTTGTAGGAAGTGAATACTATTCTCGGAGTCCATAGAGTCTATCTTCTGGCGAGCGGCGTCAACCAATTCCTTGAACCCTTGCTCAGTGTTGTTATTGAGTTCAGATACATAGAAATCTTTTAACGCTTTGTTGAATTCAAGTTCATTCACTTCATCTCCTCCTTTCTTATTAGCACGTATGCCACAACCATCTTCCACTGAACAGGCTCCAACACCGCCGGGGAGTAGTGCTAAATGATCTGGTCTGTGATTTCTGGCAATGACTTCGTATGTTTCTCCATTCCAATTTCCTGCTGTTAATTCCTCTTCTGTAAAGACCCCTAAGCTTACTTCTAAGGGTTGTCCTGCCTGCAGGGCAGCAAGTACTACAGAAGACGTTTGTCGGACCTTTTCCTCATTAATCCAAAGGTCTGCCATTAATTTTTGGCCGACTACACGAGTATTAAATACAGTACCTATTTTCTGTTGTTCTATAATTTCGGGTTGATTAGCAGACACATTCACTCCATTAACTTCTGGATGATCCACTACAACAGGTATCCCATTCCATGATTCTGGAAATTTGCCTAATTCAGCAATGGAATGAAATAAAGGACCATGACTGCCATTATGTACTCCTTCCACCATCATAACCACCGGAACAATTAAATGAGTAGTTCCTTGATATTGAACAGAACTTGCGGTATAACCAGGTTCCTGTTTGCTTTTATAAATAACAAAATGTTCCATATCTCATTACATATTAATAAAACTTTTCTAACTCTTCAATCCAAGGTAAGGCAATACAACGACACATTGGGTGAGCAGGTATCATTGGTTCTATTTCATCCAGTGTAAATATCTTCCCATCCATACTTGCACAGAACTCACAAACCTTGTCGTCACCGGCTGTTTTCCATTCTCCTTTAACAATAATATTTAACATGCCAGCATTTCTATATTCTTGAATTGTGGCTAAATGGAAGGCTCTTATCATCTCTGTTCTTGCTATCATCTCCGCTCTTCTTGCTGCAGGAATAAATCTACCTAACGTATCCGTAATCCCTAATTGATCAACCCCTTCTCCATTAATTGCTGCTATAATCTTACGAGCAAGTAAGGCAGGGCCGTCCCCGTCTATCATTCCTTGTGCCAAGATACGACTTATTTGTAAATCCATGGCATCTGTAACACCTTTTAAATCATTATAAACCCGAGTGAACAATAAACCTACCCGATCCATATGAAATGGTGTACCTGCTAAGACAGCATCAATTCCTCCTGAAGCCTCTATGGTAGGTAATGTTATGCCAGCAAGTATCATTTCATAACGAGCTCGCATTATTCCACGTTTATAAGAATCCATTACATATATGTTTGTCCAAGCTGCTTCTACGGAATCCCCTATCCGATCGTATTCAGTAGTTGTGAGTAATCCTTTATCAACCTGCTGTTGTAACCATTTCATAAACTCCTCTATCTTCTGAGAACTTCTAGGGTAAGCAAATGCCCCATCAAACCAAGGTGGAGTCATTTGGAAGGTTGCAACATTTCTATTATAACCAAAACAGTCTTTATCAACTATTGCAATCCTTATCACCCGTATCAATTCAACAAACCTACGACGCATCTCCCGAGCAAAGGCATTCCGTAGGGAGGTTGTGTGAGTAGGATCAAAATTCCTATAAATTGCAATACTATTTTTTGGTTCCATGTATTCCATTATACTGGTCTTCTTACTCTACGTTTTGGTCCTTCTGGGTTTATTGTTTTCTTTGCCTTTGGTGTTCCTGTTTCACCTTTTGTTCTAGGTTTATCATTTCCAGCACCAGCAGCCGGAGGAGGGGTTGGTTCTAAATCCTTTTGAATCTTAGCCATTAAGGCTACTTCCTCTTCCATTTCCTGATCTCTGATATTCATTATTAATTCAACCTCATCAGTTGTAAAACCTAAGAACTTCATCATAAATACTGTTGGCGGTATTACTTCCATTGCTAATGGGTTGGTCATATATTCTCTTAATGAATTTGCCCTGCTCTTACCAATCTCAACTCTTGACTTTTCACTAATTGAAAATAGATCTGCCCACTTTACTGAGTAATTTACTGATGGTTTAGGTAATATCCCTAATGCTATAAACTTATCAACTAATGGTCTAACGATACGTGGCTCAGCGTGTTCATCCCTACGAGCCTGCACGTATGCCAACCATTCCCCTCTATCTTCCGAACTCGCCAATTCACCACGTTCACTCCCTGTAAGGATCCTTAAAGGAATACCTGTTTCAGAGGCAATACACATTAATTGTGTTTCCATATGAGGAGAAGGGTCAGATATTGGTTGGGAGAGTGATTCTATATCCACACCTTCTGTAGTAAGAAATCTTCGCAAGTCATGTTCATATTCATCCAACTGATCCAGTAGATCATCTTTCATTTCCTGCGTTATGGTGTATTCGGGGTCTGCCTTTGCTTTGAAACCTGGACGAGCATTCCGCCAAAACATCTCGGCATCACCACCAACAAGCTTCTCAATATCATACAAGCGATTGAATATCGGTTCCAAACGTGGTGTACCATATATCTCAGATTCCAAATTATCATCTATAATATGTAAGACTCTGGTATAATGAATCTTTACTGATTCACTCTTCTGAGTAGCCAAATCCATTACATCAACCTGATAATGTAAAGGTTTGCCGTATCTTTCATTCCTTGTATCGGCCTCATAATCAAATATCTTCGCAGTCTTTTCTCCAAATGGTTTGAGATATACCAATTTCTTATTACTATCAGCAAGCAGTGGTTTCTGAAAATCATCAGGTTTCTTTACATCATCCATTCCTAAGAGGAGAACACCATATCTCCCAATACCTGTTAATTTGTCTACTCGGGCTAATAAGGTCTTCAAACTCATTTTCAGATTAAGTTCTTTCCAAGCTTTCTCAAATTCAGTATCCTCCGGTTCATTCGTCTCTACAAGTTCTAATACCCCTTGCCACGTTGCCTTTACCGGACGGTCAATAACAGCCTTCGCTATATCTTGGCGAACATACCGAGCATAAAAATCATCGAAAATTAATTGCTCTTTATAACCAAGAGCCTTGTATAAGTTTCTGGTACCACCATACTGTACTCCTAATTTGTTGGCAAGAAGCATTCTACCTACAAGTTCACTATATATTTTTATCTTATTGCCATCAACTGGTTCTTTCCTTGTTCTGGTTAAAGTTTCCATATTCTTACTCCTCTTTATTTCTTAAAATTTTATCCTTATCAGCTGACCCCTTACTTGATCCAAAGTAATACTGAACCACCGTAGTAAAG